AGGCCCTCGATGCGGGAGACGTAGAAGTCCGGGCTGCCGCCCCTGCCCATGCGCCGGTTCCAGCGGGCCAGCCGCTTGAGGAAGGCATCCCACACAGCCTGAACACCGTCCAGATCGGTGGGCAGGTGCTCCGGGGCGAAGGTAAGTGTGTAGAAAACGCCGTCATAGCCAAAAAGCGCCAGACGCAACTCCAGCTTGTCAACGCTGGTGCGGCACATAGCCGGTCCGGCCCGCTTGCGGATGAGGCCCTTGCTGTCCTTGCTGCGGCGGACGAAGCAGGCTCTGTCCGTAGAAAAGGCCTTCACAAAAGGCCCCGCCCGCTGGCGGACGCATACAAATGGGTCAGCCATACCTTGCCTCCCGTAGCTTTTCAATTTCCTGCTGGAGCGCTGCGATATGAGCGTTCTGGTTGTCAATCCGGTCAGCAGCCTCTCGAATAATCGCGCAACCGGACACGCCGCAGTTGTGCTCATGCCCGCATCCCATGCAGGCAAGGCTCCCGGTCTCCACCTTCAGCCGGCGGAGCGCATTCACGAGTTCTTGATCTCTCATTATCCTTCACGCCCTCTCTTTTTCCCGGAAGTAGAGGTTTTCGACTGCGTAGCGTTCATCGAACGGTTTGATTCTGTCGCCACAGGCGGCCCGAAGCGCCCGGTCTACCTTCTCTTTGGTGTAGGTGATTTCCGGGTCATCGGCTCCATCAGATACGCACATCTGCGCGTAGGCCATGAAGGTCTTACGGAATGCTTCCTCAAATCTCTGGTTATACTTCGGCCCGAACTGGAATTCATCGTGCAGCGCGATTATGGCCATATCCAGCGCCTGCTGTAGGGTAAAACCCTTCATGATCTCAATGTTCATCTCCAGCTGCTGGATACGCTTCTGGGCATTCAGCAGTTGAACGTAAGTATTAGGTTTCGGCATTGGGTTTCATCTCCATCAGTCAATTTTTAATTGCTCCGGGGCGGCCTCAGTGATCTCGACCACCTTGGCGTCACCCCATTGCTCTAGGAACTCGCGAGAGTCTCCTTGATCGCCATAGCCTCGCCGGCGACGGCGTCAACCTGTACCCTGATCGTAATCATCAGAACGGCAGCTCTCCATCGTCCTCAACCTCCGAGAAAGCTCCGCCGCTGGAATTACTCTGCGCGGGCATCTCCGCATCCTTCTTGGAATCCCCAAAATACACATGATCCGCCACCACCTCGGCGGAGCGACGGTTGTTTCCGTCCTTGTCCTTCCAGTCCCGGATCTGCAAGCGGCCCTCCACCACGGCCATGCGGCCCTTGGTAAAATATTTGCTCACAAAGTCCGCCGTGGAGCGCCACGCCACGATGTCCACAAAGTCCGTCTCCTTCTCGCCGCCCTGGGACTTGAAGTCCCGGTCCACTGCCAAAGAGAAGGACGCCACGGCGGTTCCGTTTCCGGTATGCCGCAGCTCCGGGTCCCGGGTCAACCGGCCCATGAGTACGATCTTGTTCAGCATTTATCCAACCTCCAAATCCAACGTAGATGTCGTTGTGTCCTCGCCCAGCATCACCCGCACGTTGAGGCACAGGGACCGCACAGCGGTGCCGTTGACGGTGAGGACGATACCAGGGTACCGATCCGCCAGATCCAGCAGTACACGGCCCAGGTCGGCCACGTTGGCCTGTTTCTGCGCAGACAAAAGCGAATGACTGCCGGGTGCGGCAGTCGCCGGGGCCGGTTCCGGCTCCGGCGTTTCGATTTCCGGCGGCATGGGTGGCTGAGCCTTGCAGCGCTTTGCCGTTGCTTTTTGTTCCATTTTCTTCCGGTCTCCACCTTTTGGCCGCTTCATGCCGTTTTTGCGCCGCCACGTTGCAAACGCACATACGCCAATGCCCAACATCTCCGCGATGTCAAGGTCAGACTTGCCCTCCGCAAACAGCTCCCGAGCCCGGATCTCGTCAAAGAGAATGTCATGGGCGCGCAAAGGCCGCTGATTGACAGATGGAGGATCCGGCACGTCGCAGCCCAGCTCCCGGAGCTTTGCGGCCATTGCCGCCGGTGTGGTGACATTCAGCTCCGCCAGGATCTTGATCTGGGCTTTTTGATCTTTCGCAGTGTTGTAGCTGACGCGGATCTCATCGTCACACATCGAAAACTTCATCGTTTATCCCTCCCCCTTGACTCGCAGATCTTAGCCATCCGGTTTTTGGTAGCCTTCAGGTCTGCTTTCTCACGTTTTTCTGCCTTCATTGCCTCGCTCCACTCCGCCAAGGCCTCCTGATACGCGGCCCAGTCCGGGCACACCACTGAGTCGTGGCAGTTTGGGATGGCGGAGCGCTTGGGGCAGTTCCTCCCGCATGGCGGCTTCGGCTTCATCGAATAACCACCGCCAGCAGGATCACTGCCAGCATCCAGAGCGCCATCGTCGCCCGGTACAGCGCCCGCTGGCGCCGCTCCCGGCCTGTGTAGGGCATCTTACGCATCGCAGTCCCTCCTGCGTACACAGGCGACAACGTCGTCGAAGGTGTCCGGGAGATCGTCGCCGGTGACGTCCACCCGGCGTGTGTAGCCGTCCTGGTGGCGGATGATGACGACCTCGTCGCTCTCGTGCTGGTGATACTCCAGGGCCGCGATCTGCGGATACATGGTGGAGATCAGACGACCCAACTGCTTGACAAAGGTCTTTTTCGTCTCAAAATCGGTGTAACTCATAGAGGCTCCTTTCGTGGCCCCAGGGTCCGCCGGACCCTGGGGGTATCATGATATCAATTCGGTTCGGCCGGGAAGTCAAAGCCCATAAGCTCCATGGAGGCCGCAAAGGCATTGAGCTCGGCCAGGATCTCCGGGTCCGTGGTGGTCACGATCTGCCCGCACAGTGGGCAGCGGTCGCCGGTCTTAATCTGCTGCATCGCTCGGTACCTCCTTTTTGGGCTTTTCGGGGTCATCTGGCAGGCGCATCCACCAGGACGGTTCCATCTCAACCAGCACTCTGGTGCGCTCAAATTCCCAGACATGACCGTTCCAACGAAGGAACATATGCTTGTATGCATCGGAATCATCCACATCCATCAGGACGGCAAATCGCCCAGGTTCCGCCGGGTTAGTGCCGCCGGGCATCCAGCCGGCGATACAGATCTGGCCCTCCGGCTGCGCGGCCTTCGGCGTCGGATCATCGGTCCGGCACAGCAGGTAGTCTACGGACACACCCAGGTAATCGGCAGCCTTGCAAAGGTTTTCCGCCTCCCGCAGCCAGTAGTTATACCCATACGGCAAGTTCGTGTCCTTCTTGATGCCCAGTCCGGACTCCAGCTTGGCGTACTTCTTAGCGTCGGAGTCATCGCAGCTGTAATACATGCCCATGTGCTTGTACCAGTTCTTGACGGACTTTCCGGCGGCCGCACGGGCTGCGGCAAAGCGCGCCCAGAGGGCGGTGATCCGCTCCACGGTTGGCCGGTCCTTTTCGGCCTGCGCATCGGCCTCCTGCTTCTTTTGGGCCTTGGCATCTGCCTTCAGCTTTTTGATTTTCTCGGCCAGTTTGGGACAGGCCAGCTTGCAGGAAGCCAGTCGGGAGCATTTGTCGCAACAGCCGCCGCTTGCGCAGGGTGTGCTGCTGTACTGATTCTTGCAGACATACTCCAGCATCCGGTCCTTATTCTCGCACGGACCGCCTCCGGCTGTTTTCCTGCAGCTCAGCTGGTTCAGCTTCCGGATGTGGGGGATGGCGTCCTTAACGGTGTGCTCCGACCAGGATTTTGGTTTCTGCCAGTAGTCCGAAAAACCGCGGTACACGATAAACTGATCCTGAATCTCCACAGGCTGCTGGGCCAGCGCATAGGCCACGCTCTCATTCAAGTCGCCCTTATCCCACGCCTTGGACAACTTCGGCGTCAGGTTCTCCCGGATCACCTTCAGGCGGGCCAGCTTGGACTTGGAGACCTTGCAGGCCTCGGCCACGTGGTCCCGCATCCGGCCGGGGAACTCCAGGCCCTCCTCCTGCAGCTGGTACAGGAGGGCTTCGACTCGCTCTGCCTGCTGGGCAATATCGGCATTGGACATCCGGCGGGTGTCGCTGTTGGCGTAGATCAGGCGCAGCTCCCGCAGAGCCGGGGATGCTTCGTCTCGCTCCACAATGCAGGGCACCTGCTGCCACCGCGCCGGGTCCTCCTTGGCAAGTTCCATCAGCGCCGCCCGGCGCCGGTGGCCGGAGACCACCGTGTAATGGCCATTCTCTCCGGATCGTACCCGGATAGGCTGCTGGAGACCGCAGAACTGGATGTTGGCGGCCAATTCCTCCACACCCTCCAGACTGTAAAAGTTGCCCGGGTCCGCATCCAGCAGGTTGATGTCGATGTACGTGATCTGCTCCGGGCCGGTGCCCGAATCGGGCACATTGGCCGTCTGCAGCGTCTTGGCGAAGCTGCTGATATCAAACGTTTTTCCCATGATCAGCCCTCCTTCCCGATGTACTCCGCGACCCACTTGCGGTAGTCTTGGCTGGCGGCGCTGCCGGGGCTGTACTGGACAATGGGCTGGCGGTCGAAGGTGCTCTCCGGCACCTTGTCCGTCCGGCGGATCGTCTGCTGGAACACCGGCACGCCCATGGAGCGGAGCAGCTGCTCGCCCTGGCGGACCACGTCGCTGTTGTGCCACTGGGTGATCAGCACGCCGGCGATGCGCACGCCCTGGTTGGCCCGGCGCAGATTGCTGATCTGCTGCGCCATGTCCTGGGTACCGGCAAAGGAAAAGCCGTCCACCAGCATGGGGATCACCACCTCATCGGCGGCCATCAGAGCGCCAACGCTGGCCGTGGTAAAGCCCGGAGGGCAGTCGAAGATAAAGAAGTCTGCGCCGTCGTCCTCCCGGGCGCAGTCCACGAAATTCCGCACATTCTCGGGAGCGCTGACGCCATCCTTGATGGCGTCGAGGTCCAGGTTGTACAGATCCGGAGAGCCGGGGATCAGGTTCAGGCCCGGCTCCAGCGGCACCAGGTTGTCCTCCCAGACCGGCTCACCGTCACCCATCAGCAGGCTTGCCATGCTGTAATTGACCGCCGGGTCAAACTCCGGCAGGTAAAACCGGGTCAGATTCATCTGTCCGTCGCAGTCTGCCAGGATCACCCGCTTATGGTTTTGGCGGACCAGGATGTCCGCCAGATTGATGGCGGTGACGGTTTTGCCGACACCGCCCTTGTTGTTCATGATAGCGATTGCTCTCATACTTCACCTTTCCCCTTTATCGCTCAAGTCTTGAGTTTTTTCGTGTAATCGAAATGCGGTTTCCGCTGCGGAAGATCCGCCTGCGGCTCCAGAGGGAACCACCTCGCCTCCCGCCACCGCTCCCCAGTGACCAAGCTGAGAAACTCCTCAACGTAGTACCGCCTTGCTGGGTGGGTATACACCACCCTGCTGGTCAGCAGACAAACGTGCTCAATATCTGCGGTTTCGTCCTGGGCCACATCCAGGTTCAATTTCTTTTTGCGTTTCATGTTTTCTTTTCCTCCGGGAAAACCTCGTCAATGTCACCGCGATCCTCCACAAGCTCCATCTGGACGCCGCGTCCCTCCCAGCCGTAAGCCCGCTTAGGGTCCCCGGTCTGATCCTGAAAGAAACGACGGGACTTCTTGTCGAAGTCAAGCCACTGGTGTCTGTGGGAGCCGTAGTCCCGGTTCTTCAGGATCTGCAGCAGAGGTTTTTCCTTGCCGTCCGTCTGGTGAGTGGTAAGGAAAAACACGTTGTCCGCCCGGTTGGTGATGTCTCCGGAACCGCTGACATCGTCTGAGGAGATTTTCGCGTTATTGTCACTGGTAGATTTCCGAGGGTGCACCACCAGATGGGTGTGGACACCCCGGCGCTTGGAGAAGGTTACCAGCATTTGCGTGAATTTCGACTGCACACGGTTGAAGTCCCGCTCTGTGGAACTGTCGAAATCTACAGACATGATATTATCCACAAGAAAAACATCTGCGTTGTAACGCATATGCGCATATTCAAACTGCCGCAGAATGGTCTCGGGATCGTGCCGGGTGTTGCGCTCCAGATCAAACAGCCAGAATCGCTCGTTGAGCCACTCGGAGATCTGCTTGTCCGCCAGAGCGTCTGCGGATGCCAGCTTTTTCCCGGTGGCCTGATCCGTTATGTACCGGATGTGCTCAGGCCCAGCCGCTTGCAGATAGGTCCATTCTCGGAACTGCTCCTTCGGCAACTCGCCGGAATACGCGCAGACGGTGTGTCCCTGATCCACAGCCTCTAAAAGCATCTGGCTCAGCAGCGTGCTCTTGCCGATGCCTCGCTTGCCGGTCCAAACGGACAACTCCCCGGAGTAAAACCCGCCGATGCTGCTGTCAAGCACGGAAAAACGGGAGAGGGTCCGGGGAATCTTACTCATGTCTCGCCGGGGGACTTCCGCCAGATTCAGCAAGCCATAGGCGGGCAGCTCCTCCGCTCCGGATAGGATATCCGGGAGGTGGGCCGCTCCGTACAGGGCCACATAGTCCTCAACGGTCTTACAGTTCCGCCAGCCGGCATCGGTAACGACGTATATACAGCTGGCCGGGAGCCGGGGGCGCAGCTCCGCCACCATTCGCTCTCGGGCGATGGCGTTGGCGGTGACGATCACCAGATAGGGGAACGCCTCTAAAAACGGACGGCAGCGCACAACATCATCCCATCTGCACCCCAGTCCAAGGCACACAGCATTCTCCCGAATAGCCGCCGCCTCCACAACGGTATCGCAGAACCAGAGACCTTGCGGCTTTTCCGGATCAATAAAAGCCGGTGAGAAAGTCAGATATTGGCTCGCCTGCTGCATAGCTGCTTTAAATTCCATCCGTGTCACCTGCCTCCCGGCTCTCGCCGCCCCGGTCCGATTCAGACCGTCCTGGCAGCTCGTCCTCTTTCAGGGGATAAACTGTCAGCCAGTTTAACTCAACGGCCTTGTTAAGCATGGCGATCTCAATCGCCCGGTCTCCGACTTTCCGCAGACGGCTCAAAATCCTGTTCATGGCCTGCGCAGTCAGAACCGGCTTTTTCATAGCCTCCCGGTTGACCAACAACCCCTCCAGCGCCTCAAAATACTCTGTATCATCCGCCGGGACAAAACTGTGGACTAAGTCCCAAACAAAGCCGGGAGTCTTGGGGGTATGGGGGTTATTACTTTTCTTTTCTTCTTTTATACATTTAAAGGGGGGTGCAGTTTTCTTCACCCCTGGGGTGCAGTTTTTTTCAGGGGTGAAATTTTCTTCACCCCCCTGCGCATCGCCCGGAATCGCTGCCAGAGACCGCCCGATGTAGATCCGCCGACCGGTCCGTACCGTGCCGCTTTTGTCCGGAGGAAGGGGGCCGTTGTCCGTGTGGATGTGCCCCCGCTCCTGAAGCTCTGCCAGCATGGCCTGTACCGTCCGCTCTGAGATCACCCGCACGGAGCCGTCCTCGTCCACAGCCGTCATGTCCTCGATCAGCGTTGCGTTGGTTGCGTAGCAGAAGCCCACCCGGTTGGCCCGCCGCGCGATCCGGGCGTATAGGATCAGCGACCGGGGCCGGAGCCCCGGATCGTCCAAAACCGGGCCGGGGATCCATGCCCCATAGCCGCAGTCATACCTTGCCATATTGCCACCTCGTCTTTCGCTTTTCGATACAGTCCACGATCCGCAGCGGGATCGCCGCCACCGTCGCCACGCCGATCAGCATGAAGAACATCGCCCAACCGCTCACAGAGAGACACCTCCCTCCCGGCTCAAAGTGGGGCTTGCAATCCGTGTCGGATGTGGTATAATAATTTTGCTATCGTTCTTGGATGCAAATCCCTGAACCGAACGCTCTGAGGTTGCCGCCTCGGGGCGTTCTTTTTTTGCCTTCGGCGGCGCATCCGACGTGTACTTCACCTGAAGCGCCGCGCCCACGATGCCGTCCAGGTCCCGGCATATGGCGTCGAAGTCCGGTCGCTCTTTCTCGTCGATGATGCCGTCCTCCGCGATGCGAAGCAGCTGCCGGTCCCGGTGTCGCTCCGCAAAGTCCAGCCCCCGGTTGATTAGTGTGATTGCCGCCGTTGGGAGGCTCTGCACGTTCACCTCC